GTCAGTACCTGGGCTGATTTCGTACCCAGGTATTTTTCCAGAGTCCCGTAACCCCAGTCACCACCATCAAAAGCGATGGTGAGTTCGTCTGAAATATCGGATAGGTCGGCGACTGCGTGGGCCATTGCATCGCCTATGGTTTTGCCCATGGCTTGACCGGCTTCGCGGAGGGATTCCGACTGCGCCGCTTGAGCACGGAGGGTATCGCCGGCATGGGAAGCACCGTCTACGATGGCGCGGGAAATGCCTTCACCGAAGTATTTTTCGAGGGTTCCATAGCCCCAATCGCCACCTTGGAATGCTATATCTATCTCGTCAAATGCATCACGAGCGTCAGTGATGACGCCGCGGGCGGCGGTGGCCACCGTCTGGGCGGTGCCGCGGATTCCCTCTGCGAAGGCTTCACCTATTGATTTGCCGGAGTAGAGGACCCAGCCACGCCCGGAGAACGGACCCTTTTTCGCTGGTGAGAAGGGGAAGAAATCCCGTGCGGCTTGGACTACATCAGCGGCAGCATCTTTGACGTTACCAATCATTCGTTTGATGCCGTCAATGAATCCGCGGATTAGGGCTTTGCCGGAGTCGAAAAGGATTTTTCCGATATTCCCCAGAGCTTCAAGGGACCGGCTTGGGATTGATCCTACGTAGTCGAGGATGCCGCCAACACCGTTGCTAGCAGCGTCTTTCAGATCAGACCAGGCCTTAGAGAATGTGCTGGTAAGCACGTCCTTGATTCGGTAGAAAGTATCGCCTATTGTTCCGGCGAAACCTGCTACTGTATCAAGTCCGATAGAAACACCCTGGTGAAAGTGCTCTTTTACGCTCTCCCAGGCGGCACTGGTGAAACCGCTGATTTGCTCACCAGCGATTTGGAATACGCTAGTCGTGGTGTTCCAAAAACCGCTGATCGTGTCACCTGCGGCGCTAGTAGCGTTGTTGAAGCCTGTGACTATTGTGTCCCCTACGCCGGAGAGCCATTCACCAAATCGGCTGAAACCGTCGCTAATACTCTGGCCTAAATCGCTGAAAAAATTCTCGATCTCAGGCCAGTGATTCACCAGGGCACCGACCAGCAGGCCCACAGCTGCCACCACAGCGCCTATCGGATTAGCCAGCACCACGAAAGCGCCGACCACACCCATAATTGCTGGGGCCATGGGGATGAGGATCTCGATAATTTTTGCGAATCCCTCAATCATTGTTGCGATTGTTGGGATCATTGGGATAAGAATTTCTGTGGCCAATTCCGCCAGCTGAGGGATGAGCGGGGCAACGGCTAGCAGGATATCGGCAATTGCTTGGGCCACCACCGGCAGCAGTGGCGCCATTGCTGTGATTCCTTCGCCGATTGCTTGGGCCACCACCGGCAGTACCGGTGCTAGTGAATCCAGCGCAGGTTTGAGGGATTCAAGGAGCATTTGGACGAATGGAGCGAGAGCTTCGACCGTTTGCACGAATGCCGGCGCTAAGGTGGTTAGGATGATGTTTCCTAGCTGCCCAACAATCGGCAGCACCGCATCAACTGCGCCCGCCATCATGCTAAAGAAGTCTGTGAGGGTGGTCATGCCCTCTGCGCTGTTTACCCAGTTGTTCAGGGCGTCAGCGCCGGCGCCTAGCATGCCTAGGAGTGGGCCACCGCTGGCAGCCATGGCGGAGAACACGCCACTGACGATGCCGCCTAGGTCTTGAATGAATCCCCAAAAGCTTTTGAGTGTTTCGAGCGCACGTTCGAAATATGCGGTAAGGGATCCGTCTTCGAACCCGGCAACCATTTTCTGGGCCCACGCTTCGGCCATTTCGGCGATTTTTTCCGAAAGGGCGGAAACAATCGGTGAAGCTGCCGCCCCGGCGGCGATGATCCCTTGGAAAAGGCTTCCAAGGGTGTCACCTACGCGACCTGCAATATTGGCGGAGTTATCCAGCAAAACGTTAAATGCCTCAAACCCGCTACCTTGAGTGAGGAAATCCACTACGCCTGCGGCAGCGTTCCCTAGGTCAACCGCTACATCCCCCATAGCTTCCTGAAGTGGGTCCATAAGGGTCGCAATATCACCGAAATTCGAGAAATTAGCGAAAAACTTCTCCTGAATATCCTCCCCTAGTTCACCGAAACGCTCCCGGAGGGAGAGCAGGTCACCGGCAAACTCCCGGGCGGCGGGGGAAAGATGCTCAAGGGCGGGGCCCAACTCTTCAATAGTTTTGGCCTCTAGGACCTCATTTAGCCCTGAGAATGCGGTTTTTAGTGTGCCCACACCCAGCGCCGCGGCGCCTAATCCTGATGGGCCCATGGCAGCCGCAAGCGCGCCGACCTGGGCCACGCCCGGGCCCAGCGCCTGCACTAGGGATGCCACGTGAGCCGCCAGCCCAGCAATACCGGCGGTGGCACCGCCAGCAACCGCGGAAATCTTCCCCAAGCCCGCTGAAACGGCACCTACCGGGCCCATAATTGCCGATAACCCCGACCCAAACCGGGACAATCCGTCTTTCACATCAAGATCAACATTGACCTTGGCGTGTTGAGCTGCGGCAATGCACGCGGCTTTTACTCTGGCGATAAACCCGGGAGAATCCACATCCATATCCGGGCGCAGCGGAGGGAGGATTTTTTCGGCGTCTTTGATAGTCCGGTTTGCCTCGCGGGCGATTTTCCCCGGATCACCTAACTGCGGCTCAATCCGTATCGAGTCGATAGCGGTTTCAACAGCCCTAATTGATGCTTTCGCGGACTGGACCAAATCGGCGGAATCAACATCAGCATCAACATCAACTTTTGCGAACTCCTGCACCGCCTGAACTGCGGAATTAATTTTTTCCACTAATCCATGCTGGTCAAAGTCAGCAGCAATCTGGATATCCGATTTGAGGAAACCGAAAGCACCAACCTCATCAATCGCCTTACTGAGGCGATGCCTGAGATCTTCGGTATCAATTTCAGCGGGAATATCAATTGCGTGAGTAGCGCTTTGCGCATGAAGTACCGCTAGATGCGCTGCGTTCCTAGCTTTTTTGGCTAATTGTTGCTCGTCAATTGTGGTCTCAACGTCGATTTTGCCGGCGGCAGCTTCTGCGGATTCCACAGCCTTGTGAGCAGCCGTAATGATTTTCGGCTGGTCTATTAGCGCTTCAACATTGATATTTCCGGCGGCATTATTCGCGGCTTCAACAGCACGGCTAGCTGAGGCGATGAGAGAGCTTAAATGTACGCTGGCTTCAACATTTACTTTAAAAATTCGGTCGAGTTGGTCAATAGCTCGTTCAGCGGAGTTCCGAAGCGCTGCGGAGTCAATTTCAGCGCGAACCCTGAGCTTGGTTTTGTGCTCAATGTTGAGAAGGTTATCTTTGAGTTTTTGCGCAAAGCCCTTGGTGTCGGGCATGATTTTAACGTTTGCAGCGCCAATTGTTCGGCCCATGCCCTTGGTGGCCATATACTATCCCCCCGATAGTTATTTAGTACAGTTGTTCGACTCCGCTACCTGCTGCTAGTCGCGCCCGCCACGCAGCCAGCGTGCGTTCGGCCTGTTTGCGCTCTTGCACCTCATGGCCTGGGAAAACCTTGTACTGGTTAAAAGATGTTCGTTTTTTACCATCACTATTCGCCTGCATTACACGTAGTGCTTCTACGGAATTACGCAGGTCAAACAGGACCCAATCCGATTTGCTCCAAGCTTGGCCTTGTTTTTCACCCATCATTCGGGCGAAAAGCCGGGATTCTTCCGGGAGCCCTGCAATAAGTAGCAGGACTTCTTTCACCCCCCATTCCCGTATGACCTGCGTAAAACGTAGATTATAGAATTGCTGGAAGTCCGGCACGAGTGCCGAACCGAATTTTTGCACATATGTACGCAGGCAAATCAGTTTCCCAGCGATTCCAAGATTTCGGTGAATTTTTCCAGAATAAATGTAATACCATCATTCAGGGACAATGATTCTAGAAACTCTTGCATTTGAGCTCGGTCTTCTGCATTCTCCAGCACCATTTCCTGGGCCTTCGTCACGGACTCATGCATTGCTTCCATGCTCCGGGCGTTTAAATTCTTGGAGTCGAGCCCTCGTGAGATTGGGCCTAGCTCTTCTGCGAGCATAAGCGCTTGAGAATAGATTCCTAGAGTGCTGGCGGGAAGCATATTGGAGAAATCCTTGAGCTGCGGAGCATCTTCTCCCCAAGAATCTTCGTCGTCCTCGTAGTATTCTTCGATGACCGGTTCTGGATCAGTCACGGCTTCAGCTGGGAAATTACCGCCAAAATCAAAATCATTTACGCCCCCCGGCGCCCCATGCTGGTTGCCATAGGTATTCGGTTGAGCTGGTTGCTGCTGCTGATTGCCGTAGCCGCCGGGGAAATAGTTAGTCGGTGCCGGATTCGGGTTAAACCGCGGCTGCGGTTGCTCCTGTTCCCACTGTTGTTGTGGCTGGTGTTGAGGGTTAGAGTTGCCGCGGCTTTGATTCCTCACCTGGCTGTTGCGCTTCTTTTTGCCGGTGCCGGTAGCGCGGCGCTGTTTACGATTCTGGCGGTTACTTGGGGTTGACATGTTGTTTCCTCCTTGGATCAGAAAGGCGGGCGTCACCAATAATCATGGTTGACGCCCGCCCGGGATATCTATTACGCGACAAGGACTTTACACCATGTCTTTGTGCATGATAGTGCCCTTAGATTTGCCGGTGATTTGCAGGATATCGTACTTCACACCCATCTTCATAAAGTCCTCGTTACTGGTTTCTATGGAGCCATCAGGAGAGGAAGAGGCAAACCGATAGTGCAGTACCAGGGGTCCGCTGCTATCAATAAATACGATCAGAAGAGATACTTCTACCGGAATATAGTTGGCGGGAATCGAGAATTGTTTTTTAGTGGTATCGACGGTACCATCTCGGCCAAACCGGTGCTGAAGAGGTTCCTTGGTCCATTGGGCGTATTTGACTACAACAGAATCTTTGGATTCAGTTTTTGTTTTCCGAAGCGCTGGGTTTTCCCATACCCCCTTAACCTCACCACCGGAGATATCGGAGTTGATCCCTGGTAGCGAGTCCAAAGCCGTATAGCCAACTGGTGTGAAAGTGCCAGCGTTTTTAGTAGTGTCCTCAAGCCATTTTGTGATAACCGTCAACTCCGGGCAGTCGGTATCTTTCGGGGCGATAAGTACTGCCCCTTGTCCCGGAATAAAGACGGCATCGTCTACGTATGCCATGGTTATTGTCCCCTATCCCCCCTGACAGTCAGGGTGTATGTAGCAGAAATTTGCTCGACCCCTGACGGGTTATGCGGCGCAATCCGCAGAGGTTCACTATCCGCTATCACGATAGCCACACCGGTAGCAGGATGGTCACTAAGCGACAAAATAGCCTCCTGAACCATATCCGCCATATCAGCTACCTGGTCATAGTCAGGCCCCAACACGGTCACGGATATCTGGGACTCGAAAAGCATTCGATTCCATGGCATACGAGTGGTCGGCGCCATTCGAACAGATGTGACCAGCGTCGTTATCACTCTTGGGTTCAACCACGCATCTATAGATGCCGTAGCATGGCTCTCCGGCACAGTTTCGTTGATGTGTTCAACAACCCGTTTGATGATATCCGGGCGAGTATGTTTGGGCGTCATCTCAGTTGGCCTATGGATCGTAGGAGTATGAATTTTCCTGGTACGAATTTGCCAAGTTCGCCACCTTTTTTTTGTGCGAAATGCCCGTATTCGATAGCGAGAGCGGCGGGATGGTTGTTATACACGTATCGGTCGGTAACACCACCTTTGCCGCGGGCGGTGCCGATTTTGAAATTTTGGGAGTATTCACCGGTGCGGTGGTGTTGGGCGGCGGCTGCTTCGGCTTTGGTTTTGATTGCGGCGGCTGCTTCATCGAGGATGCCGGATTCGGCGGCAAGTTGGGCCATTTGCCGCCCGGTTTTCATGTATATTTTCGCCACGGTGACGTTAACCCCCCTTGGTTTGGGTCGCTTGTTTGAGACGTACTACGGTTCTGGCGGTGAGTCGTGAGCTGGTAAAACGTTCGGGCTCCCCGACAATGTTGTACAGCATGCCGTTACTGTCCAAAACCTGGGATAGTGAATCCCCCGGGAAAGCCCGGCAAAGGAAGTTTTTCATCGTGAGTACCTGGGTTTCGCCGGCGGTGGCCACGCCTAGAATCTCATCTGTGGTTGAGGGTTGGATTCTCCCCCAGCATTCGACTCTGCCGGTTTCTACCGGCACTAGGCGACCGTGCCGGCCTGTTTGATTTTCCCGGAGTATCACCGTGACTTTATCTGTGGCGTGGGTTTTGTGCCGCAGGCTCACCAGATCACCTGGCCTTGCCGGTTTTGGCGCATATCGCCGCGGTAGGTGCTGATAGTACCTAAACCTTTGATTTTGGTTGTGGTGGTGGCATAATCTCGGAGGATTGCCAGCTGGTCAGGGGTGAAGATTTCCGATTTCGTCACTGATGAATCAAGACCGTAAGAGTAGCTACCATCTGATTCTCGGGTAAATCGGTCAGGATTGGTATAAAGCCGGCGGGCGGCTATGGCGAGTACCGGCACCACGCCCGCCGGCAAATCTTCAGGCTGTTTCCACGTTTGTTTTGTTTCGTGGAGTGCCGCGGCGCTCACCATGTCGATCACCCAGGCGGCGAACTCGGTATCGAAAGTGGCGGCTTCCTCCTGGGGGAGAGAGCGCTTTAGATCGTCACTGGATATAAGTTTCACGGTGGCCATGGGTGATCTCCTTATTTAATGGTTAGGGTCCGGCGGGGGCTGGAGTTTTCGGCTCTTCCATGCCTTCCTTACCGGTCAGCTTCACGATGCGTTGCAGGTCGAGCACCTCCGCTTTTGCGAATGTGTCGATGACAGCACGATCTTGGAGTTTATCCACATCATAATCATGCAGGTAGCGGAGACTGAAGCCGTCTTGGGAGATCGTAGCGGAGAAAGCGGCGCCCTTCGGCGGAGCACTTACCCGGCTGGCAAGGGTAATGGCATCCATCTTGTAGGCGTAGGCGGCGTAGGCGTCAATGACGTTATCCTCTACAACCGTAAGACCGTACAGGCGACCTAAGATGTTGTCTCGAAGGAGCCCATCGGTGCCGGCTTCGTTCACCTTGGTGAGGCTTGGGGTTGCCCGGAGGGCTGCTGCCCAGCCGGCACCTACCACGAGGTACCGGTCTTGGGGTTTCACACCGCGAGAGTTCAATAGGTTTACCGCGTAGCGGATTGCCGGGAGCACACCGGCATGGTCGTCTGCCTTCAAATTTTCATTCTTGAACCGTGTACCGAATCCCAGGCCCATGCCATTGAATACTTTATCGGCGGCTTTCAGATCAGCTGCGTTATCATAGGCGGTGCCGTCTGTGGAGAAAAGCTTATTCTTAGCGCCACGGTCTTGTGCGGTAAGCCCTGCTGGCACAGACTCGAATGCCTTTACGACCTCGTTATTTAGGGCGTCTGCCACGGTCTCCGCCATGGGGGCGATAACCTGAGTTTCCATGGCGGTGAGGTCAAACGTAACGAAATTGTCCGGCAGTTTTACAGCCTGGTAGATCTGGTCGGTGATCTTCATGCTGCGGTATGGTTCGTACAGGTCAGAGTAGGTGATTGACCGGTCTGCTGCACGATCCGCTGCGGTGTATACCCGGGCGTCAGCCATGTACACCGGGGATTTAATGGTGATAGCGCCACCGCGACCGGGGATGAAATCTTGGGAGAAGTCCTGATTCACGATCCGCGCGAGTGTGGAACGGTTCCGAACTGCCGCGAGTGTGGAGCGCGCAATCTGCGGCTCAGTATATAACATATGCATTATATATGTCCTTAGCTTAGGTTTTAGCGTTTGTAAATACGTTCACCAATCTTGGAAAGATCGGTTTCATCTTCGGGTTTGGTGCCGCGACTGTCTTGGGCCAGACCGTCAAAAAAGCTTTTCCGCTTCGTGCCGGGGCTTGACTTTTGAATATTGTTGAGGGCTTCCGCTAGGCGCTTCGCGTCTTCTTCCATTTCCTCATCTGTGCTGCCCCGTACCCATTCGGATAATTCAGCAGGAACACCGGCTTTTTTGGGGATTTCGTACTGCCGTATCTTCTGCTCAGATTCTTTGGCACGCTGCCGGAGCGCCTGGTTTTCCCGATTCAGCTTATGGATTTTCTTCAAGGCGGTTTCCAGGTCACTGCCGGCGTTGGTGTCGCCTCCTGGGGCAGCAGCCTTGCCGTCAGCGGCATCTTCGCTTGATTCTTCCTGCTGGCCAGCGGTGGAACCCTCCTGGGGCTCTGCCGCATTGTCAGCTTCGGCGGCGTCTGATTCCGGGATTGAGTTGTCGCCTCCCAGGGCGGCGGTTTCTTCTCCGTTATCTTCTGCGGTTTCCGCGTCTACGTTTTTGCCGGCGGGCTGGGTGTCGGAGGTCGCCGCCTGGGCTTCCCCCGCCTGGTTTCCGTTTCCGGTTTGGTACTTTGCGACAACTTCTTCGATCAGCTGTAATACTTCTTCACGAGTCAAGGCTATGGTTCCCCTTCTTATGTCCCCCGTCACAGAACCGCTCCGGGCGGTTATTGATGGTTATCTACATACTGGCAGCGTGTTTCTTGTACGACTCGATACGCGACAAAAGCATTTTTCTTTGGTGTTTTAGGCTGAAAAGGTTTACGTCACGGTCAGCAGCTCCGTGGGCTTTCATAACCGCAATCTCTTTCTCCACACCGTCGAGGCGTTTTTGCAGGTCAGCAACCTGTTTCAGGTAGTCGTCCTTCGTGAATCCCACAATTGGGTTTGCCACCCATGGATTAGTTTTCCTCTTTTTCTTTTTCGGCCTTTTCACCCCTTCAGATTCCAAAGCCCCTTCATAATCATCAGGTAAGGTTTTCGAATCCCACCACCTACGCCACGCTTTGAAAGAGTCCGGCTGCCCAGCGGCAACCTCTGCCCACTCCCACGCCAACCGGTCGCCAATCCCAGGAAGACGAATCTTCCCGGCGCGCTCGTACACGGGTTCGAGCGTGCAACCGCAGTAATCGTGTACCTTAAATTTTCCGTCACCGATAAATCGGCTGTTAGCGGCTTTGAAAGCGTCACTCCGGTATAGCCCGGTGCCATCTGGTAGGAATCCGGTGTATGAAACACCGCGGCTGGCCAGCATGGCGCAAAACGCACACGGTTTCGAATCGAGCACCCGGGCATAGCCGATTGGGCCTTTCCCATGCTCGACGTCATGGATGATAGCGCGCCTTCCGCCGTCTTGGGCTATTTTTTGGGCTTTCGCGGCTACAGCTTTCGCGGTTTTCTGTGTAACTTCGTTGCTGGTCAGGGATTGTTTCACTGCGATTTTCGCAGTGGCTCTGACTGACACGATAACCTGGTGTACGGCTTCGCTGGGCTGGTAGCTGTCGGTGCCGAAATTCAGTGGCTGCCTATCGCGTTTCGGGACTTCAGCATCTCTAAAGTCGATCATATAGTTTTCGGATAGATGTTCGGAAACTGCGCGGTATTGGAGTATTCGCGGTACGATTTCTTCCGCGATTCGGATAGCGGAGTCGTCGATGTCACTAATTTTAAACAGTCGTAGCACTACTTCTATGACCCAGTTGACTAGGCGTTCCGCTAGGCCAGCTTGGGCTATTCGGTGGTTTTCGGTGAGTTCTCGACCCCGGTTGGTTTTAGCCACCGGTTACCTCATCCTCATTTCGTGCCGTTTGCCGTTGAAATAGTGCATTCATTGGGTCGGATTCGAGCTCTTCGTCAGCTAGCCGCTCCCACTCTTCGATGGTAGAACGTTCGATATTGGGGATAAGTGGCCAGAGGGCACGTTTCGGCACACCCAGCATTTGGGCGGCTTTCCCTAAGGCATCAACTGCTTGGCTCATGGACCTAATTTCAGTATCTTGCCACTTCACACGTAGCATTGGATCGTCTGCCAGCTCTGATAGCCCGGCGTGGTCGGCGATAATTTGGAGCAGCGTATCGTACGAAGCACTGGCGTTCGCTTTCCGCTCTGATACTTTTTGCATCAGGGGCCCGCGGGCGGCGGCAAGCGCTTCAGGTGTAAGGTTGCTCATTTGCCCGGTGAGGGCATGAGCTGGTGTTTGAGATACTGCCGCGAGAGCCTCAATATCGGATTTAAAGGATTCCACGAACGGCTCTAACGCTGTAGCGTCTAGCACGCCAAACCTGGTTTCTGGGTCATCGGAAACCAGCATATCCTCTTGCGCTAGTTTGATTTTCAAGTGGTCTGTGGCTGCTTCATCTGGTTGATCTGTTGGGTCTCCGTCCTGATCTTTAAGGACTGGCAGATCAAGCCCCGTGACAGTCTTGACTTTCCAGGAGTTGAAGTGTTGGGCAAGAAGTCGGTCATAGGTGGTTTTATTGATCCGCTGTGCGGTAGGGATAAATGGTTCGACCTCTCCTATCACATTGCCGTCTAGGTCTTCTTGGTTAGCGAACCTGACGACCGGCACATAATCCACTTCCAATTCTTCGTAATTGAGGATAGCGTATTCGGAGGAAAAGCCAGTTTCATCACGGGTAATCGTTCCGGGATTGGGGTTTTTGCCGATATCGTATCGGACACCCGGGAAGAATAATGACCAATAGATGCGCCCGCCATTTGAATATTCGTATAAAGCAGCCGCCGGGCGATGGTCGAAACTTCCGGTGTCTCCGTATTCCACAGCCATAGTGCAGGGGGAGAGAAGCCGAACTAGGGGAACTTTATCATCGTAATAATTGTGTGTCACCAGGGCATATGAGTGCCCGTAGGCGATAAAACAGCGGTGGTTAGCAATCTGCCGCGAGTGTAGTTTATTTGCCCGCCAGATACGCCAAAGTTCAGAGGTAGGGCCTTTGCTAGAGTAAATGTTATCGACAAACATGGTTTGGGTCACATTGTCTACCACGAGTTTTAGCCATGGGGTTCGGGAAAGCATAGATAGGCCTTTGTGTTCGGTTGTTGCTTTCCGGGGCAGTTGAAACCCCACTTCCAATTCGGGGCGCAGCCACGAGTTGATGCTTGCCACCTGCTGTTTTTGAATTTTGAGTTTCTGAAGCATGCGCTCGAACGTCTGTAAAACTTCAACATTTTGGAACAGCGCTAGATCCTCTTCTACGCTCATTTATGCGACCCTTCCGCGGCGTTTCTTGATTGGCTCCATGCTCAGCCCCCGCAGCGCCAGTGTCACGGCACGTAGAGGCTCTACAGGTATTCCACCAAATGCTTGCCATGTCCACGCTGTACGCGACGCTCCGACCGGGCGGCGGCGGGCTGTGTAGGCGGCGTCATCTAGCATTGGGTGAGAGCCATGTAAAAGCGTGGGTTCGAAAACCAAATTTTCGTCAAGATTCACGAGCCGGTCATAGAAATCAGCGCTGCCGGCGGTGAGGTCCCGGGTGGTAGCCAGCGAGACCGGTATGCCCGCCGCCGATAGTCTCGGCACCATAGCCGAAGCACCCGAATAGGAGTCAATAACGATACCTGATACCGGCTTTGATTTTTTCACAAGAGCATGTAGTAAATCCTGCACTTTCGCCACCCCGTTCAAGGCGTCGATGATCTCAACAATTACCCTACCGTCGTTGAGTAGAGCGGCACCCGCTACAAACGCTTTGGAACGATCCTGGGTGATCTCCAACGCTAGGGAGCGTTTTTTCACTCGGTAATTCTGGAAGATTTCCTTGGACACTACGGCACGATCCCACAGATCAACACCAATGACGGCATCGGCTGAATTATCAGCCCACACACCTAGGCGTTCCCGCTGGTATTGCTCTTCACCCATGATTGACAGTTCGACTTCTCGGACCCAATCCCACGAAATCAGATAGCCTAAGGACGGATTCGATTTTTGAACGGCTTCACGGCTTCGCCAATCTATCTTTTTGATATCCGCAGACCATTCAAAAAATGCCAAATGCTTATTCTCCTCTGGGCGCTCTGTGGCGTCCTCACGAAGGTTTTTCAGCACGGTGGAGTATTCGAAACCGGTTGACGATGTGAACCACACCTGGGCGTTTTCACGAGTAACCATGACCGGCAACAGGTCGGAAATCAGCTCCTCCGACACCGCGAACGCCTCGTCAATAATTACTAGGTCGCCCTGTAAACCACGTCCTGAGGTGCGCACCCGGGATAGGAAATCTAGCCGCCGACCATCTTTGAGGATGATTGCCGTTTCCCGCGAATCGGGCATGCGGGCGACCATATCCATCCACTCAGGTATGGATTCAATAATTTGACGGATAGCTAAATATTCAGCGTGGGCTGTTTTAAACAGGTGGGCTGAAAATACAAGCTTTTCCTCACCAAATAGGAAAAGACCAGCTAGCAAGCGCGCCCTGACGAGGGCGTTTTTCCCATTTTGTCGCGGCACGATCAGGCATACGCGAAACGCTTGCCACCGACCCGTGACGGGATCCTCCGCCATGGCGTTGTTAGCCACGATTTGTTGCCACGGCATGAATTCCAGCCCGGCAATGCTAGCGATATCGGCTAGGTCTTCTCCGGCGGTTGATTCCCATTGTGGAGCATGGAAATACCGGGGTATCTGTTGGCCAATTTCTTCATCATGCCGCTTATTGAATAGGGTTTCTGGCACTTCTAGCCGTGGATCCGCTGGATCCGCTTCTAGGACTGCCGTGGTCACGACATCGTGGCTTTCTTCTTCGCGGCTTCCCGGCGCGCCGCCCGCTTTGCCTGTAGCTGATCCATGATGCTGCTGGATTCACTGATGGCCTTAGCTGGTTTGAGGACACCTATTTTCCCCAAGTTGATAGCCATAGCGGCTTGTAGCTGGCGGGCTTCGGCAATCATATTATTCACGACGACCTGAATTTGGACTTCCCCATCGGCAGTTTCGATTGGGTCCCCCAGCTCAAACCACAGACTACTTGAGGAAGATAGGGCGCCGGCTAGCCGGTCGAGTCGGTCTTTCATGCGGCATGCTTCCATGAGGATGATATCCCCTACGGGGTCTAGTTCATATGCGCTTTTGATATCGCGCCATAGTTTTTTCCCGGAATCGCGTAGATAGCCATCTTGTAATGGGTCGTACTCCCTCTTGCTCTTGCGATGTGGTGCGTTTTTCTTTTCCGGCTTCGGCGTTGTGGATTCGTTATTGTCTTTCTTGGGTCGCCCGCGCTTCTTCGTGGTGACTGGTTTGGTTGGTTGCCCGGCGCGCCGGGCTTTCATATATTCGGCGGCGGCATGGCGGCATTTTTCGCAGCTTTCTTCTCCGTGGCGTTGGTGTTGCCGGTAGCCGGATACTGTGCCGCATTTCGCCCGGTTTTTCGCGGGTTTTTTCACGCCTCCCCCTCATGGTGTTTTGTTACTGATTACCGTTAACCACTCCTGACTGGTTAATGGCGGTTTTCGGCTTTCATCAGCTGTTTTACAGGTTTAACACGGTGTGATTTTAGGGGAATTTTTTTCGTGTTAACCCCTAGGCGACATGCCCGGCGCGAATGTGTATCGCATTACCGGGAGGTGAGAGGATCCGGGGCGGCGGGGGGTACCCCCCAGGGTGCCGTGTGGGGATTCGCCATGGTTTGGTTGCGACCTGGGGTTTTGCGGTTCACCAATCGAGGAGCGTGTCAGTAGCCCGGCGCCTACCGTCTGATCGTTCAGAGTTGCATTTTCGGTGTGCGGGGCGGGTTTCACCCATCAAGCCGCCTCCGGTGGCGAGTGCGATAATGTGGTCGAGCGTGAAAGCCATCTGGTGGGATGTCGGTAGGTTCATGTCGATAGGGTCGCCGCAAATCCAGCAAACGGCTTTCGAGGGGTCGCGCTCTAGCTGCCTTCTGACTCGTTTGACTCGCTCACGATACTGATGTGTGACTTTTCTCACGTTACGCTGTTTGCCCATGGCTCAGCCCCTCTAGGTACAGCTTGGTTGCGTACGACGCTTGTAATTTTTCCCACGTTGGCCTGCGAACGTATCGTGAGCGAAGCCCTTTGATGCGCCAAATGGTGTCCTTGGGAAGCCCAACGATTTTCCCTATTTCCCGGAGCGAGAGATCAAGCGGAACGATCTTCGCCAGCAGCTCCAGCGCTTGGGCGATAGGCACAGTGCCGCCTCGTGGCGCTGGTGGTAATCGGTGGCTCAGGAATTCCTGGTGGTGGCGGGCGCAGAGCCCAAGGCTTGCCGAATCATTGGCGATTGCCGGTAGGTGGCAAGTGATATGTAAGCATTTGCTGGGCATTTCCCCCCCGTGGCGGTGCGTGTGGTACCATGGATCGTGTTTCTCCAATCCCCCCC